CCAGGTGGTGGCCAGGGCGTCGGGCCAGATGATCTGGTACGAGCGGGGCTCGGAGGAGTTGAAGTCGTCCAGCAGCGTGTCGTGCTCGGTCGGGTCGTAGTTCACGTCGACCGACACCTCGCCGGAGCGCTTGATGCCGAAGACGAACTCCTCCCACTGGTTGGGGGAGTCGTGGCTGGTGACGTCGATCTGCTCGCGCTCGATCGACGGGCCGCTGAGGTTGGTGATGTTGGCGATGGCCGCGTAGATGCCGCCACCGGGGGCCGTCTCGCGGTTGAGGACGACTCCGAATCCGTCAAGTCCGGGCATGTCAGCTTCCCTCCATGATCTGTTCCGTGCAGATCCGGTACATCACCGGAATGTGACGGAGTCGGGGGTTCGGGTCTCGCATGGTTCTGGTGAGGCTCCGGCGGATGCTGACCACCAGATGGCCCGTCGGGGACAGGTTCTGCTTCTGATGATCCAGTATCCGGGAGATCTCGTCCACGATCTCCAGCCCGGAGGCGTACCCCTCGGCCTCGGTCCAGACGTGGAAGGTGTAGGTGACCTCGGAGCCGTACTGGCCGTGGTCGTTGTCGGGCAGCTCGGTGCACTCACCCAGGACGACGTACGGGAAGGCCGCATCCTCCAGGATGAAGTCGTACACCGGGACGCTCAGCTCCGCACTCAGCAGGCCGTACAGCGCCACCTGGAGCGGGAGCAGCGGAGACGTCGATACGGGGTTCACCATCAGATGGACCTCCTCACGGTCTCCGCCACGGTGTCACGGAACCGTGACCTCGCGACGTCCGCAGCGGGGCCCGCGTACGGCTGCGCCGACATCTCCGACGTGCCGTACTCCACGTACATCGAGTACGCGACCTCGTCGCCCGGCCCGACCTCCAGGCCCTGGGCGCCCTCCTGGATGCGGATGGCGTCCCGCAGCCTCCCGGAGTCGACGGGTACCAGCTCCTGCATGACCCGCTTCGTCTCCTCGGCCATCTCCTGCTCGGCCCGGTCGCCCGCCTTCGCCATGTCGGCGGCCAGCCTGGTGAGCTGGCTGCGGAGCTTCCCCATGCCCGTGATGCGCACCGTGGAGGCCATCTCAGCTACCCCCTTCGGACGGCTCGGTCTGGATCAGCTCGCAGTCGGCCCTGGTGTACGTCTCCGCCTTCGAGGGGCGCTGCGTCCCGATCACCCGGTAGTTCTCGGAGAACTCCCCGTCCCGCAGCTCGTCGCCACGCAGGATGTCCGCGTACCCGTCGGCGTACACCACGTGGGTCAGCTCGGCCGCCCCCTGCATGTCGCCGACCTGCGTGCGTGCGAACGAACGCTCCCGCAGGCTTGCGGTGGACACGCGGACCTCCAGGTCGTGGGAGTAGACGCGCGTCGTCAGCCACCCGCCTGCACCGTCGGGGGTGCGGGCGTTGCGCCACACCTCCACAGTGCGGTCGGTCAGGTGCCCGATGTCGGCCACGTCAGCCTCCGTGCGCTTCGATGTACTGCTGGATCAGCTTCTTCGGGACCTGGCCCATCGGGTTGACCTCGATGCCCTGCTCGACGGCCCACTTGCGGACGTCGGCCTGGGTGGGCTTCTGCGGCGCCCCGCCGACCTTCTTCATCTCGGCGCTGCCGGACCTCCAGGTGGGCACCACCTGCGTGGGGCCTCCTTCGGGGTCGGTGCGCAGCTCCGCCGAGACGGCCCCCTGCTCGAACGCCTCGGTGAGCGCGTCGGCGAGCGGAGTGCCAGCGCGCACGGCTTCGGCGAGCGGAATGCCGTCTTCGGTGGTCGCGCCTTCGGGGCCCATCACGAACCTGGGCCCGTCGAGGCTGTCGTCGGCGTGGACCCGGTGCCACTTCCGCGAGGCGTCCATGCGGCGGATGATCTCCGCTGCGTGCCTCTTGCGCTGATGCGCCAGGGGGTCGTCGCCAGGGATGTCGTCGGGTTCGTCCATCCAGACGTACTCGCCCGTGGAGAGACCGCTGCGGATCTTCTCGTACTGCACGGCCATGGCCAGCTCCTACAGGTCGGTCAGTTCGAACCCGGCCAGGCCGGGCACCACGTCGGTGTCGAGGAGCAGCCGGTCCGGCATGTCGTTGGTCAGGGTGACCTCGCGGATCACGTTGAGACCTGCGGCGCCTTGGACGATCGCTGCCTCTTCGTCGGTGGCGTACAGGCCGCCTCCGCCCGCCCACTGGTAGTCGCCGATGCGCTCGGAGTCGATCCCCCGGGGGTTCTCGATTCCGCGCCGCACCATCCCGACCACCACGGGAATGATCTCCGACGGGACGTTGTCCGGGTTGACCGCGTCCAGTTCGCCACTGGCGATACGCCTGACCAGGGCGGAGGCGTCCGAGATGAAAGCCTCCGCCTGCGCGGTCTGTGCGGCGTTCAGGGTGCGGCCGAGACGGACCGTGTACATCTCCAGCGTGATGAGATCAGCCATCCCGGCCGCCTCCCTTCAGGGGTCAGGAACCGCCGGGGTCACCGAGGACGACGACACGGTCCGCGTCCACGAGCGAGGCGCCCGCGAAGACGGAGACCACGGAGCGGTCCGAGAGGGTGTCCGGGTCGAACAGGAACAGGTGCCGCATCGAGATGTCCCCGACGCTGGCGACCGAGCTGTCCGAGGCGCCACGCGGGGCGGCCGGGGCGACGGTGCCGAAGGCGAACGCCGACTGGTGGTAGGCCACGGCGCGCACGCCGGTCAGGGCCGGAGTCTCCACGACGCGGAAGCCACGGTAGTTGCCGATGATCGCGCGGGCGACGGCGTCCGAGTCGAGCGGGGCGTCGAACGGCGACAGGTTGTCCTGGCTGAGCAGGTACGTCGCGTAGTCCGGGGAGACCGCCAGCCAGCGGTTCTCCAGCGGGACCAGCGCCTCGCCGAGCATGGCACGCGCCGCGAGAATGTCGTCGTCCACGTCGGCGGCACCGGCCGTGTTGATGTCGACGGCGAGACCGTTCATGACGGTCGCCATCTGGTCCTCGGCCGCTCGGGCGACGGCCTCGACCTGCGGGGCGGTGACCTGCGTCGCGAAGTCCGTGATCGCGAGGGTCATGTCCTCGTCGGTGATGCGGGTCGCGTCGTACAGGTGCGCCATCGTGACCGGCACTTCGGTCTCGTTGATGTCGTCGTACGTGATGGTGGCGCCGGGCGTCGCCTGGACGCGGGCGGTGCGCGGGTTGGGCACGCGCAGGATGGCGGTGCCTCCGGCCGGGCCACGGAAGTCGGCGGCCGGGACGCGCAGGGCGGTCATGGGGAGGACGAGGCTACGGGCCAGCAGCTCGACGGCGACGCTGGACACCTGCTCGGAAGTCACGAATGCCATGGCAGGTCTCGCTCCATGTAGTCGGGCCCGCCAGGTTGGGCGGGATCAGTAACCGCGCTGCTGCCTCATCACCGACTTGGCGATGTCCGCAGCGCTCTCGGTCCGTTCGTTGTTGGCTGCACCGGAGCGCAGGGCTTCCTTGGGGCGGGTGTCCTTCGGGTCGGGCTTGGGTGCGCTGGACTTGGCGAACTCCAGGAGGGCGTCGGCCTGGGCCTCAAGCTCTTCCTGCGTGGTGGCCGTGAGGAGTCCCGCCGGGACGCCCTTGGTGCTGGCAACCTCCGAGCGGAGGGCCTTCACCTTGTTCGTCTCGTTCTCCTGCTGGAGCGCCTGAAGCTGCTCGGTCAGCTTCTCCAGGTCGGTCTTCGAGGAGTCGGCGGCTTCCGCCTTGGCCTTGAGGTCGTCGTAGTCCGCGTACTTCTGCCGTTCCCGGGCCAGCCGCTCCTTGACGATCCTGTCGACGTCGGCCTGGCTGAGCGTCTTCTCGACGTTCTGCTCGGTGCCCTGCTCGGGCTCCTGGCTCTCGTTCGGCTGGATCTCGGGGCTCTGCTCGGTCATGCCGTTCTCCGCTTCCGCGTGGGTGTCCGTCCGTGCGCCGGACGTGGGCGTTAACGGTAGTTAACCGTTGTCCGGATAGTACAACACCACGGCGTCAGTCAACAGCGGGTGCTGCGGGGCTGGCCTGCATGGAATCCCGGATGTCTGCCAGGTCGGCGTTCGAGAACGGCAGGTGCTCCAGCAGCGCCTCTCCGGGCACGTTCAGCTTCTGCGCGATCTCGGTGAGCATCGTGACGAGTGGAACGGTCGCCTGGCTGAACTGCCGCCCCCAGCGCACCCTGGCCATCGGGTCGACGGGGATGCCGGTGGAGGCGCCCGCCTGGCCGAGGAGCTGTTCGTGGGACTCGCCGATGACGAGCTGCCGTTCCACCGTCTTCTGCCGCTGGTTCTCCCTGGCCTCGACGAGGGTCGCCGCAGACAGGTTCGCCAGGTTGCCCAGCAGCTCGTGCGCCGGGGTCTGGCTGAGCGCGGAGAGGTGCCGCAGTGACGCCTCGCGGGACTCGATGAAGCCTTCGAGCTGGGTCTGGTTCATCTCGACGACCTGCACGTCATCGGGGCTGGCCTTGATGGTCCAGGTGGTGTTGGCCGAGGTGC